ACTTGCCAACGCCAGTGCTTGCAGTAATTACGTGGAGTTCTCCACGTCCAGATCCACCCTGCAGGATGTCACTGGCGTCCAATTCAGGGATACCAGTCGGGACAACTTCACGTGCTAGAAGCTCAAAACGTTTCTCCCTGTCTTCATAGAAGTCGTGTCCAAGCTCCGAAGCCGTTCCCGCCGCAATGGCGTTTTTCATGAGATCGACAATCGAGTCGTACTTCTCGGTCTCAATCAACTCAACGGTCTTTTCAAGGGCCTTTTTGAGCTTTTGGCGCTTGCAGAAATCAAGAGACTTCTCCTTGATCATGGGTAGGTCGCCCATATCCGGATTTGTGCGGATATGCTTGAGATACTCAATCGTTTGATCTCGAAGAATCGTATCGTTACCGATTTTCAACTCGTCTTTGACCATGCTGATCAAAAGCTTGAGAGAAGGAACCGTCCGGTACTTCTCGACATACTTGACGTAAACCTCGGCGAGAAACCTAAGATATCGAATATCAAAGTATTCGGGCTCAAGCACTTCAACCATTTGCTCAGCCCAGGCCCGATCCATCAAAAGACACTGAACGATCTTTTGCTGAAAGTGGGTGCCGTAGTTGGCAAATGATGCGCCGCTTGTCAAATCATTCATTTTTGGGTTTCCGGATGAGCATGGGTACAAATGAAGAGCAGAATCGGTGGGGCTCAATCGTTCGAAGGCCGTTTTTGACGACAAACTTCATGAACGCCAACTTGTCGAGCTTTGGAGTGAATTGCTCTAGAGCCTCACGAACGGCCTTCATTTGCGAAAATGAAAGACTTGGGGCTCCAAGATAAACAAGACTCCAATTGCGCCGGATGATTTTTTCTGAGGCGACAACCTCACGGAAGATCTTTGCGTCATCAGTGCGACTGCGACAAAAGTCGATCACATGCTGGGTTGTGATATCGTCAGACGAGCACATCAACGGAACTCGCTGAGCCAATGTCTTAAATCCCAGCCCCTTCACTCCGGGGATGTTGTCAGAGCGGTCGCCGCAAAGAGCTTTTGCCAGTGCGAAATTCTTGGGGTGAACATTGAACTCCGCAAAAACGTCTGCGGCCGTTACAAAATTCTTCTTGTGCGGGTTGTAGATCCTTGTGTTCTCGTCAAGAAGCTGGTAGTAATCTTTATCTGTGGTTAAGATCACCTTCTCGGCATCCGGATACATGAACTTGCAGAGATAGGCGATGACATCATCCGCCTCGCAGTTCCGAACATATACCTGAGCCACAGGAAGGGCCATAAACGCCTCAATGAGCAATCTTTGCTGCATAGAGCGGTTGTCCTCCGTATCAGGTAGATCATCGCCGTAAAACCGATTTAGACGGCCTGGCGAGCGCCCCTGCTTGTACTCAGGAAGAATGGCTCGGCGCCGAGGGGAGCCACCCGATTCCCACACTGCAATCACCTGCTCTGGAGAGAAATCCTGAGACAGTCTTTGAATTGTTTTTAGCGACCCAACAACACCACCGACCTGCTCGCCATTGGAGTTTAGGTCTGGGTGGGCGGCATACTGCCGAATGAAAAGAGAAGAGACGTCGATGATGTAGATGGGCCTTTTTTTCTTTTCATTCGGCAGCTGCATGTGTTTTTTACTTTCCTGAGGAGCCGAATCCGCCAGCGCCACGCTCTGTGGCAGAGATGTTTGTCGAGAACTCCATCTCTACGTCATCAATGATCTTGATGAACACAAGCTGGGCAATTCGATCCCCTTTTTGGATTCGGTAGGGTCCTGGAGTAAGCTTAGCCAATGTCACGGCGATCTCTCCTCGGTAAGATGCATCAATGACGCCCCCGATCGGAAAAAGCCCTGCCAATGCAATGCCAGACCGTCCAAGGATCTGGGCGTAATATCCGCCAGAACAAAGAGAGTTGGCGAACCCAATCCCAAGCGGGATCTTGGTTACTACCTGGTCCAAAACGTAATCATCTTGAGCATACAGGTCGTAGCCCGCATCACCATCACGCTTGGTCGGAAGGCGAGCCTCTTTCCCGTTGTTGATAGCATGAAAATACTGAATCGGCTTCTTCTCAGGCATTGTCATTGTCCTCCTGTTCGTTAATATCTTGAAGATCTTCAGCATCCGGCTCGACTGGAACAACTTTCTTGGTCAAAACATTTTCGACAAGTGGGTCAATCCATTTCTTGAACTGGGGGTTCTTCCGGACCTCTCCGAATTTCGACTTATAGAAAGCCTTTTCGAGAACAACAATGCCAGTTTCTGGATCTGACACGGTCAGGTATTTGTTGCCGCTAGTGCCATGAATAGCAACGCTCTTTCCTTCATGCATGAACGGAGCTTTCGAATGGGCGTCACACCACTCTCTGCAGAGATCAAAGAGTTCCTCGTGATCAAAGACCCCCTTACCAAAATGAATCTGGAAGTTTGCCCTACGGTGGGGTGCTGTCATTCGGTTCTTGATGAGCTTTGCCTCAACATTGATCCCGTACGCATCGCTCTTGGCGTCATTCTTGTCGACACGCAGCATTTGGCCGCCTTGCAAACGAATACGCACTGATGCATAGTAGGGGAGTGCATTGCCGCCAGGGGTAACAGTGGGATCGCCATGGGTTGTATTGTGACTCAAAACCCCATCGGCGAAGTAGCAATGAGTATTTGCCACCTCAAGATCCAAAATTTCCGTTTTTGAGCCAACGAAAATCGCAGTCGCATCGACCCACCCATCTTGCGATAGAGCGGAGAATGGCACCCCAATTAGGTCGCTGACATGGCGGAACTTGGGCGGTTCTTTACTGCCAAGCAAAGAGAGAATTCTGTGATCTGCCGAGCACATTAGGGTTCCAGCCGATGAGTTAACCTTCACTGCGTCAGCCGACTCTTTTCGAACGATTTTCGTAATTGGCGAAAACACCTCTTTGCTGCCGTCCCATGACAAAATCTCGTATCCAGAGACACTGTAGAATTTGTTTAGTGTCATTTTCTGGGTGTCATAGCCCATCATTTCGAATAGCTCTTTGATTGTTCCTGATTGCATCCTTTAGCTCCTGTAATATTGTTTCTGGCTTGTTTTTAAGGTCGTTTTCCCAAATGTACAAGCATCGATACCCTAGCCTGTGAGCGCATTTAAGCTTGTCTTGGTCCCTCTGGACTGCAGCAATTTGACCCGCAGTTAAGTTTTGGTAAATGCCGGGATTGGCATGCCAGAAGTCACCCTGGGCCTCAATGAAAATTTTCTCTCCAAGAATCTCAAAGTCGAATCTGTATCTCTTGTTTGATTCTTTTTCGTGAACACTAACCTCTCTAGAAAAAGAGATTCCTTGGTCAATCAACCAGAGACGGATCTTTTTTTCGATCCATGTCTCTTTTTGGCTGTATTTGTAGGTCTGTTGATCAATGCTGTGAACCAGGTTTTCGCCTAGAACCACTTCCAGCTTCTTTAGCGTTGTTAAAGTGACTTTTTCCCCGATATTAAGCGATCTGGCAATTCGCTTATGAGACATTTTGCCACGTGAAAACTCAAGAAGTTTCCTGAATTGCTGATAGTTCAGTCTGGAATACTGAATGAACGGAATCTGTGGCGTACCAGGGTGCAACTCTTGCTTGAGTCGAGTGTATAGCCGAGCTGATATTGGAGAAAATGTTGCTCTTACATGAGACAAGATATATGCATCACTAAGATGCATTTCCCACATCTCATAAAGAAGGGTGAGGAGCCCCTCACTTGGCCTGGTAAGCGCTTTTTGGCGAATCTTGTCTTTTGTTTGCTCTGAAAGCTTGTGCCCCTTTAACGACATAGCAATTTTCCGAGCTGTTTCTGGTCTTTTTTCGCCTGTTTTAGCAGCTGCAAAGCACTCTCTGCCGCAGTATTTTCTGCCTTTATTGTAGGTTGAGAATGAGGCGCCACAATGCACACAACTCAATTGCCGCATATGCATAAGTAGACGCCTCATTCAGTCAATCAGCTTCGCCTAAATGTGATCTTCGTTCCAGGCGCCACACACCCAATCTTGACCCTGAGCTGGTTGTTGATCACAAACAGCACGTTCTGATTTGCAATGACCTGAGTGATCTTTCGAAACCCTCTTCCGAGGGCACGGGCTTGAAGACCAATTGTTTCCTTGTCGTAATCACCTTCAAGCTCAGCCTTTGCGGGGGTGGCCGCAAGGGAGTCCCAGATGACTACGATTGGCATGTTTTTGTTGGAGGTTTTAACCTTCTCAACGGTGCGCTCGACAATGTCAAAGACATCTTCAACGCATGCCGGTTCGATATAAACGAACCGCTTGGAGATATCGACCCCGAGATTCTTCAGGTTCATCGGGTCCGTAGCGTTTTCAGTGTCCAGATAAATGGCCAATCCGCCCATTCGCTGAACCGAGCGACAAATCTGTGCCGCAACGTGACTCTTTCCAATACCGCTTGCTCCAGCGATTTCAACGATGCGGCCTTCCGGGAGGCCACCATTGGCGCAGTTCGAGCACGCATAGTCCAGAATCTCGGAGCCGGTGGAAATCCATCGAGCTACATGAGTAGGACTTTCGTCCGTCGAGAGGTTGTATGCGATTCGGCCATCATACTGCTTGTTCAGATCTGTAATGAGATCCCGGACGAGCTTTTCGTCCCCGCTCAAAGCACTGGCTTCGACGGGCGCTTCGTTTTTTTTCTTTGCTGCCATATTTTTCCTATTGACGAGTTCTTATTTCTGAGGCATATTGAACCCATAGAGGGTAGGTAAAAAATGCAAGGCCCGAAGACCTTGCAAGTTTCACGCACAAGACTCAGACAGGTGGATCAGTCGATATCGCTGTCCAGCTCGTCAAAAGCGTCATCAAGGGCATCTGCTGCCGCCGCTGGCGTGGTTTTCTTTGCAGGGGCTGCCTTCTTTGCAGAGGCAGCTGCAGACTTGGTCTTCACGACATCGTCCTCTTCATCTGCAACCGCAGGGCCACGAGCAGTCCCCTCACGCACGTCCTTGGTTGGACTCGTAGTGGTTCCATTCGCCCACGCTTCCAACTTCGCTAGCGCCTGATCACGAGTATCAGGCTTGTAAATAGCTTCAATGTCTGGTAGGTTCTCAAGCCACTTCTTGACCACTGCAGGGTCCTTGTGAGCCGGCGAGCGACCTGTCATCACACAAGAAACCTTTCCCTCCAAAACCGGCTTTCCGGTATGCGGGCTGATCTTGTTCGACTGAAGAACCGTAACCTTCAAGTCAAAGCCATTCTTGAGATCCGTGTAGTCGCCAACATCCTCTTCCAAAAAGAGGTTCATGAGCTGGGCGGCATCCGAGAAATTCGGCACCCAAAGCATGGGCCCCGCCTCTTCGTCTTTGCGGTTGACGACTGCAACGCAAAGCTCCTGACGGGCATTTAGAAGCTTGGCGAGGTCTTTGAGTTCCTTCGCTGCCGTCTTGTCGGTTTCAGCGAGATTCTTTGCCTCAGTGAACAGCTCAATGCGGCGCTCCTTGATCGGATCATCCTGACCAATGTGCTCGGGAGAGACAATCCGCACAGAGCGGGCGGTCTTGTCGAGGCTAGAGAGCCAGTAGATGTTCTTCTCCGGGAATGGCATGCCGTCTTCTTGTGCCGGCCAGGGCAGGACTCGAAGAATGTAGGTGCCAGTAGTGGTGTACTTCCAGCGCTTCACTCCGTCCGAGGAGCCGCCCCCACCATTAGAAATACCTGCGAGTCGCTTGCGAATGAGATCAATGTTGATAGCCATTTTGTGATTTACCTTGTTTGCTTCTGTGTGTTGTGTTGTGCCAATCGGCACGGGGTGGACAATTTTTAAAGTGCCTTTGGGGCCCTTCTAAGTATAGTTCAGACCTGCGAATCCATCGCTTTTTCTTCCATTACTGCAGTAATTTTTGCGGTTTGGAGAACGAAGGCAAGCGGTGAAAGTTCATATAGGTGGCCCGACTTTTGGATCGACTCAATCTCCGCAAAAGCCCGAATGACCTCTGCCGGGAGCAGGATTCCGTGCTCCATCAAAAGCGCCAATGACGCAAATGGAATGGGCATGACCGGGCACGCAGGATTGTATTGGTAGAGCCAACCACGGCGCTGCTTGTAGGAATCCACGTTGAGGACGAAACGTTCCTCCGTGGTGGTTCCAAGCTTCCCAATGTCATGGAGTAGGCATGTAAGGGTCACCGCCTTGGGGTCGAGGCCCTGGCAAATCTGAGGGCTGAATTTCACGACCCTTCGGGCATTCCGTAGAACTCGCAAGGAGTGGTCTACGAGGCCACCCACAACACAGTTGTGAAGGTCTGTAGAGGCGCTTGCCGGACACTCGGCGAGACGCTGCTCGAAGCGCTTAAGGAATTCTGACAATGGAGATCCTTCACCTTCTTCCAGCTGGTCCAGCGGCTTCCCGAGGAGTTCTGTTTCGAATTTCTGTTGGTTTTGCTCGATCACTTCTTCGCTCAACGACATGGACGCATTATGCCGGACCCAAACCCAGAAGTCAACCAGAAATCGACAGCTCAAATGCGATTGAGGCGGAAAGAACTCGAACTCAATCGTAGTTTCTTCCGCCTCAATCAATCATAACGTGCTGTTTTTACGGGAAATCTGGCACCTTCGTGAGCGTGGATTTCGTGAATTTCGGCGCTCTAATCGAAGCCAAAAATTCTTGCGCTTCGGCAGGCCAGTCCGGAATCCCGCCGGGAAGCTCGCCAACTACCCACTTGCGGCCTGCTTTGCGGTCTTCGAGCCTGTATTGCGGTTTGTCAAAAGAGTACGATGCTCGCAGGGTTGAATTACCAGCATTATTTCCGTCAAACATCACATATGCATAGAGCAAAATAGAGCCCTCTTGGGTCATCTTACTATCCCCATTTTCGTCATATGCTACCTTGCGTGTGCCGTAAGGTTCTTGAACCACAAGACTTTCCAGGCCTCCACCATCACCACCAAAGGTGGCTTCAATGTTACCAAGTGTGGCCTTAAAAGGTGCGCCATGCTCATAATGAGCCACCATTTTCTTGCCA